CATTTGAAACTACTTGACCAGTTGTTATTAGGTCAGTCCCATTCCACTGAATATATTTTGTCCCAGCAGTATTTCCCGCATAAAAAACCCCAGCATTACTTACCCTAAATGGCGCTGATGCATAATTGCTTATTCCTGCACCTAGCCACATATTTCCATTGATATCAACGTGGAATGAGGTGTTATCATTTCCTCCAATATCTAATGCTGTTCTTACAGTTAAATTATTAAATTCCGCTGTTCCTGAACCATCAATTTTCCAACCTAGAGTCCCTGCTGAATAATTTGAAGACTGAATAATAGAATTAATTCCAGCCAACTGAATTGTCTGTGCACCTATTGTTCCTGCTGTTATTTTTCCAGCAGTTAAATTTCCAATAAATTGATCTTCAATTAACGCAAGGTCACCAGATCCAACTAATGATGTCCAAGATGTGCTAACATTACCAGAAGTATTTACTGCTCTTACTCTACCCCAGTATCTTCTTATAGTATTTGTAGTTTGATTATTATTTGGATTAATTGTTTGTGATGTATTTGGTACATCAACTAAAAATACATTTGCTACATTAGTGCCAGAAATCAAAGTTTGTGACTCATTTAATGATAGTATTGCGTTAATTGGATCGCCAGTTCCAGATTGATTATCATAAAGTTGATATTCATAATATGCAAGATCTTTATCATTAATAGGGTCAAATTTAAATATAACTGTTTGAAAACTTGAGGCAAGTTCAAGTCCAGTAATAACTGATGGAGTACCACTAAATACTGGTATACTTACTCTAATTGTGTCTTGCTCATTATCAGCTGCTGCAATCTCTACATTTTTAGGTTTTAGAGTAAATAGATAGTCTGATCCTGGAACTAGTCCAGGTATTGCTTTTTTAATAATTGCCATTATCTTATAACTCCACTGCTAATAAATGTTATTCCTTCATATATTTCTTCATCTGAAATTGATAATGAATGATTTTTTGAAAAAGCGTACTTTGTTATTTTTGCCTTTTTACCAGATGAAGAAATATTCTTATCATTAAGAATTTCTATTTCAAACATGAATGAATTATATATCTCAGTTAAATCAACCAAAGATGTTTGCGTAGATACATCTAATGAATATATCTCTGTATCTTCTGATTTTGATGAATTGTATAAGTCAATAGTATCATTTTTTATAACTGCTTGACCTAATCCGCTTGAAGAAGTTTTTATTATTTTTATTGATAGTTTACCAGACTCTGGAGATTTTGTTCCATATATCTTTAATAGTGGTCCATCAAAAGTTCCAATAACTTTATTTCCTGGATTATCCGATTCTTGATTTACCCAAAGTCCAGGAGATGATATATAACTTAATGAAGACACTCTTTCATTTGCACTGTTGCCAAAAATAACATTGGAATACTTATTTATATTAGAGTTTTGATTTCCTGTCCCATTATCATAGGCGCTAAAACCAGATATTGAGATTTCTGACTGCACATACTGGCCTGCAACTAGATTTAATTGTTGTATATTTTTGTAATGATAGTATACATAATAAGAACCATCTATAATATTTCCAGCAGATGCTTGTGAAAGAGATCTAAAATATAAATTGTTTTCTGAGTCAATATAACTATAAGTTGGCTGATATGTTGTTCCATTTTCGTACACAACTAAATATGACTTACTATCTGCCAAAGAAGAAACTATTCCAGTATTATTTGTAGAATAAACTCTTCCTACCTCAAGATCAGATAGATTAATATATACCCAATCTCCAACTTTTATATTTTCTACTAAAACTGGAAAAATTATTTTTCTTCTTACTGGGGGATATTTTTGTATTGGAGACTCAGCAACTACTTGACCACTGCTGCTTAAGGTTGAAAAAAAACTAAACCATGACATAATTATATCTCTTTATATAAAATTTCAAATTCATATGAGTTAACATTATCATCATCAATTTCTATTTCAAAAATAGCTTCGTATTGAGGAACTCCACCAACCAGAACATTTGAATTAATATCAACTAATCTTAGTTTTCCATATGGAGATAGTTGTGATGAATCATAATATTGCTCTCTAGCAATCTCATAGTTTATTGATAAGGCCGATATTGGCATGCTGCCATCTTCAAAATTGTGAGTATGATTAGCAAGGTCAATTCCAGCTATTTTAGCTCCATCTTGAATTAGTATATCTCCAGTAATTATTCCGCCATCTCTTCTTAGATACTGTGGATGGGCATCGCCGTCTACATCGTCTAAGTCGTTATGGGAAGATCTTAAATTTTCTCTTTCTGATATATCAACTGGTATTTCTTCAAATATATCCTTATATTTAATTAGAGTTTCGTCTGTTTGAAACAGTATAACATTTTTTCTTTTAATACCCAAAGACTCTAGTTGAACTAAGTAATTAATATATCTTCTCTTTAACTTTATGGCCTGAAGAAATGCATCAAACCTTCTGTATAAAAGATTGTTTCTTTCAAGAATATCTGCAGTAACAGCACCAAGGTTTCCAACTACAGCACTATTTGCTATAAACATTTCCTTAAAAAGAGTTGGTATTTTTCTTCCTAAATCAGATGTCTCTAACTCAAGCATCATTGGCTCAATAACTTTTGACTTAACGCTTAATGCTGGTAATAAAAAGTTATTATAAAAAATTTCTGCTGTATCTACGCTTTCTCTTTTTATTAGATTAGAAAGAGTTTGTATTTCAGTTATATAAGAATTTATTTTGATCGAAAAAAATGCTTGGAATTGCGCTGCTTGCTTTTTAGAGATTTGATCCAACTCGGCTTCAGGGACTGATACTGGCGTTGCTGTGATTTCTTTGGCAAGTTGCTTCGTATAGTGAGATGCTGCTTTTGCCCAGTCTGTAAGGTATTTTGCAATTTGTGCTTCGGTACCATCTCTATAACTTTCCCCCAAATAGTATGTGACAATATTTTTTATAATTAAAAGTTCATTTAATATATTTTTTATTACTTTTCTTACTTCTATTAAATGACCAAAAGTTGATTGACTAATAGTCAATTCATAATCTCTAATAAAAGCTCTACATGATCTGCACTTGTGTTTTTCTGCAAACAGGTACTCTTCATAGCAAACCACTTCTGGCATCTGCATTGACTTTGCATTGCTGCTGTGCTTTAGTGCGTCTTTCCAAACAGCTGAATGAGATTTTTCAATCTCCATATTGGCATATGGATCAATATTGACTTGTTTCATATTTAAGTCAATCTCATTGAGAAGACCAATTATATTTTTTTCTGTTTCGTATATGATTCCTCTAACTTGTGATATTTCTATTTCAGAAACATCGCTACTTAGATTATTTCTATTAGAAAGACCAGTTTGTATAAATAATTCATTCTCTCTGTCCTCAGTAGAAATAAAAGACGAAACCTCAGAACCAGTGTCCGTAAAGACATCTTCTATAGCAGAACTTTTTCCAAAACCATACTTAGCCATAATAAATTAAAAAGACTTTCTCCTAATAGATGAACCTGATCTTCTTGAAAAACCTTTTCTATAACCCCTTGTAGTTTCTGATAATTTATCTGTTCTTCCAGAAACAAAAGATGAACTAGACTTTTCTAAAGAGTCTTCATCTGAAGATTTTTTAGGCATGAAAAAGGTGTTAGAGAAAGTTTCGGTTTTTGTAGTATATCTTGATTTATGTAAATCGTTATAATTTTCTGTAATTGATAACAGTGCCAATATTAGGGCATCATGAGCATGATCAACAGCAGATCCGCCTGCTTCAAAAACTGGCCTACCAGTTTGTGTTGTTCTTACGACCACATATGAGATTAGTTGCATGAACATTTCATCATCTTTTTCTGGAAAGACAATAACTTCTTTTTCTAAATACTGCCTTAGGTTATCAACCATGTATGGCTTAATTTCTTTTTTAACAATTTGTTTAGTATATGGATCTCTGATATCAATTGTCTCGCTAAAGCTAACGCCTTTAACTTTTGTTTTTAAGCCGCTTATTGGATTTTCTACTCCATACTTGTGGAGTAGTTCTACTTGCACTTCTCCATAGCCTCTATCAACATAAATATGCTTAGGCAAGAATATGTCATTAAGTTCTACAATTCTTGAAACAGCTTTTGTAAGAGTATATTCTGATCTTTCTATTTCTTCTCTATATGCTAATCTTACTTTATTTCTAAACCTGTCTTCTTCGTAATTGTCCGCACAAGCTTCAAGAACCACAATATTTGTTCCTGCTCCGTATTTGTCCCAGTCAACACCAATTACAAAAAAGCTTCTTGCCGAAGTTATCTCTGGTATATAATTCCAACTTGGTTCTATAAACGCTTTATCTATATATTTTCTTGGATATACACCTTCTGCGTCTTCGCCCCAGTCAGCTTCAATTTCGTGTCTATA